AGTACAGCTTCTTAGAAGCCAAAATCACAGAGCGAGGGATTAAGAAAGCGGCTATATCCGCTGCCATCGGTGTTACCCCGAAATCTTTTAATAATAAGTTGGCGGGCAAGAGTCCTTTTACATGGCCGGAGGTTCAGACAATCCAAAAACGGTTCTTTCCTGACATGAACAAGGATGACTTGTTCCAACAATAATCCATATAATCAGCCGAAACAGCCCTCCGGGGCTGTCTGCCGGGAGTGGCCGCCCGGTACTGATGATGGCAGGCCAGAAAGGAAATGCAGAATGACACGCAAAAGAGCAATTAAATACCTTATGGGAGTTGCCCACTTTGACAGGAACACGATCCAGAAAGCGTTTGCCGATACCCACAAAAAAGTCCCGGGCTCCAGCAATGTGCAGATAGCTGCCATTTTACTGGAAAACTGGGAAGATGCTGCAATCGCAGCCCACAACATCAATTTTCGGGCGGCGGTGATTGTAAAAAGATTCAATCTTGAGATTTACCATGAAAAGGAACTGCACGAAAATCCGGCAGTGAGAAAAAGACCGTTGGATGATGATGGAAGGAATCCCTTCCTCACATACTCTATAGACGGGCGCGGACATAGGCCCAAACGTCATCAAAGGCATATAGAAGAAACTGAGAATCCTCGGCGGGATTTTTAAGTGCCATGTGCGGACGGCCATTATTAAGCGCATTGTATATGCTTTCGAGATACAAGAGTGTACATACCAAATCAATCGAAGGCGTTTTATTGTTTAGAGCATCAATCTTGTCGGGGTTGGCAAGCACTTTTGAAAGTGCCCGAATGTATGCTTTTGCACCATGAAGCCTGTCTGTGCCATAGGGATTATAGCTAGACACATTCCCGTGAAAAAAGGCAATCTTTGCCTTGAAAGATGGACGACTGATAAGAGGTTCCATAATTTTTTCTAAGCGGCCAGCAAATTCATCATGCGTTATGTGATCCATTTTTAATCCCCCTTTACAGATATTTTACCATAAGTTCCCCTAATTTGAACAGCCGAAACAGCCCTTCGGGGCTGTCTGCCGGGAATGGCCGCCCGGTACTGAAGATGGCAGGCCAAGGAGAGCGGTATGAAAATTATTGAAGCCATACAGGAAGCCTACGGCCCGGAGTACACCACGCTGGAAGATGCCATCCACTGGTGGAGCGGGCCGAGGGCATGGCGCGAGGATTTTACCGCTGTCCTAATTTTAAGGAGCGGTAAAAGACCGTATAAACAGCATTTAAGCGAGGTGCAATTTGACGATGACGAACATTGATGCAGGCAGCCAGCGCATCCGCAGGCTGCCGGACAAGCCGATTGTTGGGGAAACTTACCCCAACGCCGGAGGCATTTACAAGGTGGATCGGTATGATGCCGAGCGCGATCTGGCATGGGTACACAGGCCGAAGGACGGCTGGAAGTGCTGCGCACACGGCCCCGCGCTGTACGATGTGCCGGGTCGGGGTATCGAGTTGCAGTGGAATTACAGCACCGGGGGCCAGTTCAGTGCTGACGATTGCGGCGAAAGGTGGTGAAGCGATTATGAAACCAAAGAAAAAGAGCAGGCTGTTTCAACTGCCTGCTCTGCCCAAAGCACCGTGGTGGCTTTCGCTGACGATTGCCAGCGTGTCACTCATGGTATCGGTTATCGCATTAACGCGATGATTGCGACGATAAGGCTGGCTATCGAGACGCCTAAAGCCAGCCACGACTGCACCAGCGCAATGCGGTAACGGCGCTTTTCCTGCTCCTGTCTTTTAAATTCAAGCTGCATGGCGGGAGGGATGGCAGCACCACGGGCAATATCCGGGATGTGAATATCCGGGTCAAACATAAAGATTCACCACCTTTTGCGGCGATTATAGCACAAATACAGAAAAATGAACACCCTATTGCCGAAACGCCCCTGCGGGGGCGTCACTGTGAGATGACCTACACAGTCTGATGATGGCAGGTCAGAAAGAGGTGATTTTTTGGAAGCGTTATTGAAAGCATCGGAGGCCAGTGGCTTGATGGGCGTGTCTATGCGACATGTCCGCAGAATGGCGCAATCTGGTGCGCTTTCCTATCAAATCCACATGAACGCCCAGAACAGGCCGGAGTACCTGTTCCCACTTTCCAGTCTGCCCGATGCGGCGCAACAGAAATACTTTGCGGAGCACGCGCCAGCCGCGCTGCCTGCGGCGACCCCGTCCAAGGCGAAAAAGGCCGACAAGCCCACCGTCTGCAAACCGCTGGAAGCCTACACTGCCGAGGAACGCGGTGAAATTGGATACTGGATAACAACTGTTGACCGCTGGCAGACCTACCGCAACAAGGCCGGGACGAAGAAAGCCGAGTGCGACGAAAAATTTGTACTGCTGTGCCGGATGGAAGAACCGGACCGACAGATCAGCGTGGAGACGCTGTACAGGAAGTGGGCGGCCATCCGCGAGGGCGACTATGGCGCACTGGTGGATATGCGCGGCAAGGCACGCAAGGGCATGAGCAAGATGCCGGAGGCTATTGAGAGAGTTTTTCTGTCACTTTTTCTTGATGAAAGTCAGCTTCCCGTGCCCCGCTGCATTGCGCTGACGGAAGAGTGGGCGCAGCAGAATATGCCCGAAGCGATGCCCCTGCCGGGGTATCACACCTTCTACCGCAAAGCAAAGGCTGTGCCTTACCCGGTCATGGTTTTGTGCCGCATGGGCGAGAAAAAATACTATGACCTGTGCAGCCCCTACATACGCCGCGAATATGAGAGTATCAATGCCAACGACTTCTGGGTAGGCGATACCCACACCCTTGATGTGGAAAGCATGGGGCCGGATGGTACGTTGCACCGCCTGTATCTGAGCGCGTGGCTGGACGCCCGCAGCGGTATCTTTACAGGCTGGTATGTCACGGACAGCCCCGGCAGCCAAGCGACGCTGAACGCGCTGCGCAAGGGTATCTTGAAGTCTGGCATTCCGAGCCGCGCCTATGTTGACAACGGCCGAGAGTTCTTGACCTACGACATCGGCGGACGCGGCCACCGCGCCAAGAAGCGACTGGCCGACGGCAGCGAGCCGTTTGCGCCGCCCGGTGTTTTTGAGCGGCTGGGCATTGAAATGACAAACGCCATTGTGCGCAATGCCCGCGCCAAGCTGGTCGAACGTCGGTTTGAGGATGTTAAAAACTATATTTCCCGACTGTTCCCGACCTACACAGGCGGCAATGTGGTCGAGAAGCCGAACCGCCTAAAGGCCGTTTTGAAGCGCGGGGAGCACATCCCCACCGATGCCGAAGTCATCGCCGCTGTCGACACCTTGATAGAAGGCTACATGAACTGCGACGACTACGGCGGCAGTGTGGCCGAGGATAAAGGCAAGAGCCGCATACAGGTCTGGCACGAGAGCCTGCGCAACGGCGTGGCCCGCCGCCCCGCCAGTGACGACGATCTGCAGCTGATGCTGCTGCGCACCAGCAAGCCCGTCCGCATCGGACGGCGCGGCGTGACCTTGAAGCTGCACGGCTTGGAGTTGGATTTTTACACCCCGGAACTGGTAAATATGCGCATGAAGGAGAAAGTTTATGTGCGGTACGACCCGGAAGATCTGTCCAGCGTGCGCGTCTACGATATGGAAGACCGCTTCTTGTGTGTAGCACCGCAGAACAAGCTGACAGCCGGGTATCTGGAAAATCAAGAACAGATCGCCGACCTTATGGCTGCCAAGCGCCGCGCCGAAAAAGCCGTGCGGGAATATGGCGCAGCCCTCCGGCTGCCGGATGATCCAGACCGCGCCCTTACCCTTGCAACGGCACTGGCCCAGCGCAATCTGGATGCACTGGACACCTTCCCCAGCCCGAAGCTGATACAGCTGCAGCAATCTGCCCGCGAAGAACCCCTGCTTAAAGCTGTCGGTGACATTGACATCGGCAGGATGAATGAGAACATCATCAGACAACGAGGAGGAATTGAAGATGGAGAAAACCTATAACCCCGCGCTGATCCAGCGCACGCAGCGCTACATGGAGACGCACAGCATCAGTCAAAATCAGTTTGCTGCTAAAGTGAATCTTTCCAGCGCGGCACTGAGCAGCTACCTCAATCAGAAGTATAAAGGCTCAGTGGAAGCCGTCGAGCGGCAGCTGAGCGAGTTCTTCAAGCTGGATGAAGAGGCCGAGGCCGCCGCCGAGAAGACCGCCAGCCTGCTGCCCCGCGCGGCGTATGTGCCGACCAGCATCAGCGAGGATGTCTGCCAGAGCATCCGCTTTGCCCAGCTGGAGCATTGCATGGTCGTGCTGCACGGTGACGCGGGCGTCGGCAAGAGCAAGGGCGCACAGAAGTTCCTGCGCGACCATCCCACGAACGCGGTGGGCATCAGCATCACACCCAGCACGGGCACACTGAACGGCTCTATCAAGCTGCTGGCCCGCGCCCTGCGCGTGCCGGAGTGCCGCAACAAGATGGATCAGATGATGGCACTGCGTTCCCGCCTTGACGGCACAAACTGGGTCATCGTTATTGACGAAGCCCAGCACCTCAAATATGCGGCGCTGGAAGAAATCCGCTCCCTGACGGACGACAACCCCATGACCGGGGAGCACGGTGTCGGCGTGGTGCTCATCGGCAATAGCGAGGTGTACAGTCGTCTGCAGGGCCGCCAGCAAGCGCAGTTTGCGCAGCTGTTCAGCCGCATCCGTATGCAGCGCGAGTACACCACCCGCAAGGTCAAGGAAGATGACGTGCGGAAGCTGTTCCCGGTGCTTGCCGAGCAGGACGCCCGCAAGGAAATGGACTTCCTGCTGAGCGTCTGCCGCAGTCCGTGGGGCATTCGCGGCGCAATGAACCTGTACACCAACGCGGCCAGCGCCAACGATATCAGCTATGAAAATCTGTACCGCATGGCCGCCCACATGGGCATTGGTATGCTGGGGGCAGTTTGAGGAAAGGAGTTTTTTAGATGAATTTGAAGTGCGGATATTTTACCGTGGGCGGCATCATGTGCGGCTCGCTGGTGGGCATCTTCGTCGGAGCGTTGGCCGTGAACGCCAGCCTCGGCTACATGATCCTGCTGCTGGGCGCGTGGGGGCTGTGCCTTTACATCACATCGCGCAGCCTTATGGACGATGCCCGCCGCGAAGAAGCGGTGCTGCATCAGCCCGCCGAGGAATTTGACGATCCCGACGAACTGCCGCCCCTTTACTGGGAGGGCTATGACCGAGGCTATGAAGACGCCCTTGAAAGCATGGCCTACACCCGCCCGCCGCGTGTGCGGCCACCCAAGAGCAAGAAAAAAGGTGCTTAGTTTAACAACACCCCCTGCGGGCAGATGCCCGCACCTTAATGCAGCCGCCCGGATGGGCGCGGGTCTCAAGCCCCGGCAAATGCAGAGAGAGGAAGGAGTGTTCTTGTGAAAAAAGAAGATTGGGAAAAGGCCAAGAGTAGACTGCGTGCTCCACTCGGACAAGTCGATTTGCTGTGCGATGGGTACAGCGTCACACTTGTCAATGAGTGCATCAGCATGTTCCGCAACGGAATAGCAGTGTATGTCAATGGCGAAATACGCGGTTCATGGTTTGTGCAAGATTGCGAGGAGCGCCGGAGGTTTATCCCTCAAAAAGAAACTACCTTGATGACCCGCAAGCAGATTGCCGCTTATAACAAGATGCCGAAGAAAGACCGGGGGCTGCTTAAAAAGTTCCGCGAGGAAACCTTCACGGCCTATCAAACACACTGGACGAACTGGCAGGCACTTGTCAAGCATTTTGAAGCCAACAATGCCGACATCCGCCTTGTCACGCCGCAATAAAGCAAAGGAGTACATATCTATGGCAAGAAAGAAAGTAACCAGCGTTCCGGCGCTGGCCGACTGGGGCGCAGTGGACAACGCCCTGCGGGACATCCGGGAGTGCCAGCACACGCTGGCGGAAATGGCTGTCCAGCGTGACCGCCAGATCGACAGCATCAAGGCCGACTACGCACAGGGGGCTTTGCCGCTGCAGAACCGGGTCAAGGCGCTGGAAAGCGAGGTCAAGGCATACGTTGATCTGCATCGGGCCGAGCTGGACGGAAAGAGCCGCGCTCTGAACTTCGGCACTGTCGGCTACCGTGTCAGCAGCAAGCTGATGCTTGCCAGCAGCCGCGTGGCCGAGGCCATCGCCACACTGAAGGTGCTGGGGCACACCGAACTTATCAAAACCACTGAAACGCTTGACCGTGAGGCTCTGAAGCGCCAGCCCGGTGACATTTTGCAGCAGGTGGGCGCTTACATCCGCACGGTGGATGAGTTTTACTATGATGTGAGCAGCAAGGAGGCCGACGCATGATGACTTCTATCGCAGGCGGACTGAACACGGGCATCTGGCTCTATGCTGTGGTTCTGGGGGCTACCGGGAGCGCCATCATCGTAACGGTGGCTGCATCGCTGCTGTGCGCAGGCGTGAAGTGCATCGTTAAACATTTCAAGAACGGCGGCTGACGCCGGGAAGGGAGGCTACTTATGGCCGGGAGCGGATGCAACGCTTATCAAATCCGAAAAATCTACGCTATCGGCGGCGCTCTGGGCATGGTGAAGCGGAACGAGGAAGACGACCTGCTGCATGAGTTGGTCGAGGGCATGACCGGGAAAAAGAGCATTAAAGCCTTGACCTATGGCGAAGCCTGCAAGGTCATCGGCGAGTTGGAGGGACGGCAAGGAACGCCCCCGCCCCGCAAAAGCGGAAAGCCGCTCCGCAAGACCGCACCGGGCCACACCAGCGAGGGACAGCGGCGCAAAGTCTGGGCGCTCATGTATCGGCTGCAGGATGCCAGCCCCAGCAAGGCCCCGCTCGGTGACAGGCTGTGCGCCATCATCAAGAAGGAACTGGGCATGGATGCCTTCCCGAAAGACCCCTTCGCTTGGATCAGTTACAAGGACGGCAACAAGCTGGTCGAGGTTTTGAAGGGCTACGTCAAGACCGCGCAGAAGAGCCGGGGTGATGCCGATGGATGAGTGGGAAATCCACCCTGACGATCTTTCCCCCGCCCAGCGGGAGGTGGCCGACCTCATCGGCTTTGAGAACTATTTGAAGCTGATCGACGTGTACGCTGCCGAGACAATCTACATACCGAAGCGCGACAGTTTTGAGCGGATCGCCCGCAATCAGCGCATCGTGGAGGAATACAACGGCGACAATCTGAAAGCCCTTGCCAAGAAGTACAACTTGACAACGGTGACGGTGCGGGCCATCGTGGACGAAAAGCACCGGGAAATCCGGGCAAGGCCCCTTGATGGGCAAATGAGTTTTTTCCCGCCAGAACGTAAAGTAAAATATTAAAATGCTTAATCTGGCCCATTTTACGAATCGTGAGTATCATTGGTTATAGAAACCAGTGACACTCACGATTTTTTAGTTTAGGGGTACGGATTATGGAGTTTGATGCGGGAACGTGGTGGCTGATCGGAATCCTGCTTACGTTCTTGATTGGGGCGTTGGGCTGGATGGTAAAACGCAGTCTCGACAAAATCGAGCGGAAACTTGACAGTGCGGCAACTAAGGCCGAACTTGAAAAAGAGGTCGGCGAGTGCAAACAGCAAATTTCGGAAATTCAGCACACCTACACGACCAGAAGCCAGCACCAGCAGGACTGGACTGAATGCCACAACGACATCAAGGCCATCCAGCGAAACTTTCTGACAAAGGAAGACTACTTCCGGGAACAGGCGAAAACTGAAAAGAAACTCGACCAGATATTGAATCTCTTGATGAAAGGACGGCTCTCCGATGAATGAAAAAGAAATGCTGATGAAGCAGCTGCGTGCCAACGCCTTCCCGCACAATAACGGCAAGGTCATGCAGGCCATCAACATCATCCGGCACAGCTACAACCGCTTGACCGATGTACAGCAGGCGGCGCAGATTTGGGGCGTCAGCCAAGATGACTTCCTCGACTGCATCAATTATCTGGCGATGGCAAAGTACATCCAGCTGCGCACGATTGCGGACAAAATCCTTGTTCCAGATTTTGCAGACATCGGCTGGGATTTGCTGGAAGCCAAACTTACCGCCGAGGGCATCAGCGTCCTGTGTCACAAAACCAAGGATGAGATGATCGAGGTGTGATATGAGCAGCTGGCCGTTGAATGGCAAAAAGGGCGGCAATCGCAAGCACAGCAAGATCGACACCCTGCCCCCAGAAATGAAGGCCACCGTGGAAGAGATGATAATGGATGGCAGTGCCACCTACTCCGACATCGTGACCTATCTGGAGCAGCAGGGGTACAGTCTTTCCGTTTCCAGCGTCTGCCGCTATGCGCAGGGGTATGTGGAGAATCTG